ATGTACCAGCACCTTGAATGATACGAGATATATTTGTTCCTGATGCGACGGACGACCCGTTAATGTGAAGTTTTGATGCTGGACTCGTCGTTCCAATACCTACGTTTCCATCATTATGTACTGTTAATATATTACTTAAATCATTATCTACTAATTTTCCTAATCTCATACCATAACTATATGCTTGTAACCCAACCATACTATCATAACCACCACTACTTTGTAACCCCAATATAGGATTTGCGCCAACAATATTTACACTTGTTTTTAATCCAGGAAATTCAGAAGTGTTAATACCTAGTTTTCCATTATCAATAATAACATTTGAATTGAGTGAGCCTGTATTAATATTCACATTACCGCTTGTTTTATCATTGTTTATAAATACTGTATATCCATTATTTGTAGTAAAACGAAGGTCAGCTGCGCCTGAAGTAATAGTTGGCACAATTAGACTACTACTCGCTTTTATAGTTCCACTAACATCCAAATTATATGCTGGACTCGCCGTTCCAATACCTACATTACCCGTTATTGAGGTAGTCGCACCAGACAGCGTTGTTGTAGCGGAAGAAATGGTGGTAGTTGCTCCAGATAAAGTTGTTGCACCAGATAACGTAGTTGCTCCCGACATAGTAGTCGCACCAGAAATGGTATTTATTCCATTCATTGTAACATCAGTCATAAACTGTTGTTTAGAATAAACATACTGTGTAGATAAAGACATTTATATAATATACATAAAAAATATATTATACAAACAAAATAATTTTACTTCATTTGGCACACTTCGTTTTTCCCTTTTGGAACACTTCATTTTCATTTTCGCATATTTCATTTTCCATTTGGGACACTTCGTTTTCCATTTGGAACACTTCATTATCTTCACAAATACTTATATTTTTGTGTATATTGCCAAGAACATTTTTAGACCGAATAAATAGTTCATTCAAATAATGTGTGTGATGACGATTAAAAGTTTGTAAATATTGGATAAACATATCTATATTCGTTTTTATGATTGCGTTACGATAAGTTTGTGTGTTTATAAGATTATCTATATTCAATCCTTTTTTAATTTGTTTTTTATTTTCTCTCAACTCTATTTCTTTCTTTTCTAAATAAGCAGACATATCAACAATCGTTTTTACAATAATAGACTGTATTTCAATCGTATTTGAAATATCATATTCTTTAGTTATGTCTAAATGTTTATATGCAGGAAAACGCTTATTCAGTTCTTCTATTGTAGCGACGGATGTATTGACAAACTCCTTATCTACATACTCTTTAACCATCTTGAATAACTTATTATGTTCGTAATAAATACGGTTATCTATTGTTTTATATACAGTCACTATATTATCGTATTCAATCTCAATCAGTTTATGTTGAAATAAAAACGCATCAATGCCGAAAATAGACGACGCGTTCTTTTCCGCATTTGATTGAATCATATCTTTATATATTTGTTTAAGTGTATCCATATCTGTGGCGATTTTTTCAAATACATGAATGATATTTTTACGCAGTAGCAATACATTTACAAAATCCTTTTTGATATCTTCCATTCTAATACTATATTACCATAGAAAAAAATAAAATAATTTTACATATTTAGATATGCATATGTCAATAGTCGCATATGTCAATAGTCGCATATGTCAATAGTCGCATCGCATATGCCAATGGTAACATAAAAAATAATTTTTGACTGTAGATAATATATATTAAATGTCAGAAACTGAATTAGAAGGTGCTGGAACGCTGAATGAGATTGCCTCCACAGAAAACACTACATTGTTAATGAATAAAGACACAAAACCACATCATGTTGAATGGGGAGAAGACCATATAAACATATTGGTAGAATGGGCGGATAAAGCGTTGTGTTATAGATGGCTACATTCAAAAGCACATGCTGGATATTCGGTATCCAATACATGGTATACGATACCTGTTATTATAATGAGCACACTTGCCGGAACGGCGAACTTCGCACAAGATAAGTTTCCAGAAAGTATTCGTCAATATGCGACGATGGGTATTGGTGCGATTAATTTGTTTTCAGGTATATTGACAACGATTCAGCAATATTTGAAAATTAGTGAGTTGAATGAGGCACATCGTGTTGCTACAATCGCATGGGATAAGTTTTATAGAAATACAAAAGTGGAATTGGCAAAGTCGCCGAATGAGAGAATACCCGTTATTCAGATGATGAAACATTGTAAAGAAGAATTTGACCGTTTAATGGAAACAAGCCCACCTATTGCTGAAGATATTATTAAGGAGTTTATGAAAACGTTTTCTACAAGCGCGGAAGATAAGTTGGATGTAGAAATGGCGAAAAGACATAATGATTTTGTGAATTTGAAAAAACCGGAAATATGTGATGCTTTAGAATCCACACGAACAAGTGTATTTCATCCGCAAAAAATATATGCGGGGGCAGCAGATGCGGAAAATAGAAAAAGCAGTATTACTGGAAATGACTTGAAAGCGGCTATAAAAAATATGGATTTGAAACATAAACAGAAGAAAATTAATAGTGTTATTGCCAAGTTTAATAAGGAGAAACATCGTGACCCGCTTGTTGAAGAAATTATGTCTGAATTAGATAATAAAATAGAATTGGATATTGTAAAATCGGTTTTATCATACAATAAAAAATTAAGTAAGGCAAATTGTAACAGTAAGGCAAGTGACAACAGTAAGGCAAGTGGTAACAGTAAGGCAAGTGACAACAGTAAGGCAAGTGGTAACAGTAAAGCAAGTGACAACAGTAATACAAGACATTTAGCTATTGATATAATGAGCGATGATGAAACCACCGTGTCGTCGTCTAACACATAGGGGGCGACTGCCCCCTACGACCCCCGTTAATAAAGAGGGCGACTGCCCCTAATCAAATGCGTATGCTCTTGAAGGTAACAAAGCAAAGAATATAATCAATGCGACAGACCACATTAATAAATTACCGTATTTATCAAACCCTATATCAAAGAATTGAAATATGGTTTGTGATGCTATGATGAATAGAGTAATAAATACAATTGAATATAATATTTTTGTTAATGTGTACATCTATATACAAATTAACAATATTTTTATTTGCGCCATAGGCACCCATTTCATTTGTGCCATAGGCACCCATTTCATTTGCACCCATTTCATTTGCACCCATTTCATTTGCGCCTATTTCATTTGTGCCATAGGCACCCATTCATCATTCGCCACCTTAGTAACTTTTGGCGGTTTATGCCGAATGGTTTCTTTCACAACGGTTGACCGATTTTCCAAAATAAATTTTGCTACATCTTCTGGTTGAACTGCGTTATTGTCAGCGAAATAGGTTGTCAAACAATCCATCAAGTGTTTTTTACTCAATGATGATTTCACATTGTTTCTTGTGTAAAGAATCTTGCCTTCTGAAATATCAAAACAATCTACATCATTTGTTTTCATGATTTGGACTAATTTTTCAGACAATTCTTTCTTTTTCTCTCTGCGTATTTTCATTTCCTTTTGTAATTTTTTCATATCGTTTTCTATATTCATCCATTCTCTAATTGTTTTTATCAAGACTTCTTTTGAGTTCATTGTATTGTATTAATTATTTATTCATACCATATGTTTATATTTATTTCATATACAAACATAAAAATATAGGTTGTAAATAATATATTCAATCATTATAATAATATGTGCGGTATTACTGTAGTCATTTGTAAAAAACATACGAAAAATGCGGTATCCCTCTTATTAACAAGTCTGGAACAACTTCAAAATCGCGGTTATGATTCATTTGGGTTATCTGCGATTGTGGATAGTGAGGAGCATAAGGTAGTATTTGACATACCGAAGGTGGTTTTTAACATTAATAAGGTTGCGTGTATTACTCCATCAGACACATTTGAAACATTCAAAAACAAAACCAAAGATATAAAAACAGATATTGTAATCGGACATACGCGATGGGCGACACATGGTGTTATTTCGGTTGAAAACGCTCACCCACATTTATCTATGTCTAAAAAAATAGCACTCGTTCATAATGGAATTATTGAAAATTATAAGGCGATAAAAGATAGATTGTCAAGCGCCGTAGGTGCTGTAAGCACAGATACAAGTGCTGTAAGCACAGATACAAGTGCCACATATGCTGTAATCACAGATACAAGGGCGGCAAGCACCGATACAAGTTACATATTCACATCACAAACGGACAGTGAAGTGATTGCGAATTTAATTGATTATTATTATGTAGTGAAGAGAGAAACAATTGAAAACGCAATACAAAAAGCGGTTGCCGAGCTTTCTGGAACATACGGTTTAGCTATACAATGTATAGACCATCCAGACAAAATATTCATTATTCGTAACGGTTCGCCGCTACTTATTGGAGAAAATGAAGATTATATTATGGCAACATCCGAAGTGTCTGGATTTGTTAATCAAATGAAACATTATTATACATTGAAAAAGAATGACCTCATCATATTATCTCAAAAAGACGGCACATCTATTTATTCCGAAAATCATTCCGATAATATGTGCGCCGATAATATGTGCGCCGATAATGTATGCGCAGATAATTATTCTGCGACGGAAGCAGAAGCCAGACATTTATCAAAGAATATGAAAAAGATGACTTGTAAAAATGACACAATTGTTCTTACGCCGGCTCCATTCAAGCATTGGACGATTAAAGAAATACACGAACAAAAAGACACTCTTCTTCGCGCAACAAATAATGGTGCGCGTCTTCATCTCAATAAAATCAAATTAGGCGGTATAGATATGTTACGCGATTATATAGGAGTGATTGAAACCATTCTGCTTGTCGGTTGCGGAACAAGCTTACACGCATGTCAAATCGGCGCATCTTTTTTGAAAACATATCAAAACGGATATTTATACGTCAATCATATTTCCGCATATGACGCAGCCGAATTCACTATTTCCGACATTCCAAAAAGAGGAAAAACACTTGTTATTATGATTAGCCAATCAGGCGAAACAATGGATTTACATCGTATCATGCCATTCGTAAAAGAACGCGGATGCTTAACGATGGGTATTATTAATGTAGTGGATTCACTTATTGCGAGAGAAGTGGATTGCGGTATATACATGAATGCTGGCAGAGAGAACGCAGTCGCATCTACCAAATCATTCACAAGTAGTCTTATGATTTTAAAACTCTTTTCTATCTGGTTTTTTCAAGAGTCGTGTTTGGTTGAAACATTATTGACTCCGCCTATTCGGTTTGAATGTAAAACACAGAATATGATTGGGTTAGGAAGTAAATTCGCAAAAGTCTGTCAAAATATACGCGATGTCATAGAACAAGTCGGCAAATTAAATGAAATATACAAATATAACTATGAATATCCTTTCACCGAAGATTATCCATTCAATGAATGTAACACTGCGTTATATAATAGCGAAAGCAAAATCACATATGCGATGCTGTCCGCATTGAATAAAGACAATCTGTTTATTCTTGGTAAGGGGCGTATGGAATATATCGCAAAAGAAGCCGCGTTGAAGTTGAAAGAAATATGCTATATACACGCAGAAGCATACAGCGGCTCTGCGTTGAAGCACGGCCCATTCGCATTATTAACAGATGGATTCCCGGTGATTTTTCTTATTAATAAAGAGCACAAAGATAAAATGTGGAACGCCTATCAAGAAGTAAAAAGTCGCAGAGCATTCTGTCTTGTCATAAGTGAAATGGACTTGCCAGTTTCGCCTCTAATAAAAATACCGGAAAATGACGATTTACAAGAGATTTTATATATGGTCGCGCTACAACACATATGTTATTACATCTCTCAAATGCGCGGCATTAATCCGGACACGCCGCGAAACTTGGCGAAAGTGGTGACCGTTGAATAAATGGTGCGTTTAGAAAACCGAATGTCGGTGCGTTTAGAAAACCGAATGTCGGTGCGTTTAGAAAACCGAATGACGAAGTTTAGGCGATTTTCATTTACAAAAAAGTGTGTGGCAAATACAAAGTGTGTGGCAAATACAAAGTGTGTGGCAAAAAAAGTATATAAATGTATCTGTTTTATACATTTACATATGTCGTCACATAAATTAGCATTTATTACTGGTATTACAGGTCAAGACGGTTCCTATTTAGCCGAATTGTTACTTGAAAAGGGTTATAAAGTGTTTGGTATTGTTCGCCGAACATCACTCTTATTTTCGCATACACGATTAGACCAAATTGCTGATAAATTGCATTTAGAATACGGAGACTTGACAGATGGCGCAAGTTTGACGAATTATATTCATAAAATTGTGAGAGACTATCCGGAGTTTGAACGATTTGAAATTTATAATTTGGGAGCACAAAGTCATGTGAAAATCTCGTTTGATAATCCAGAATATACTACATTGGTTGATGCGGTAGGAACACTGAAAGTATTGGAGGCGATTCGTGCTATGCCAGCGGATGTGATGAAGCGTATTCGTTTTTATCAAGCAGGAACAAGTGAAATGTTTGGACGTGTGCTTGAGAAGCCGCAAAAAGAAACAACACCATTCAATCCACAATCGCCATATGCTTGCGCGAAGGTTTATTCGCACTATTTGGTGAAAAATTATCGTGAAGGATATGGGATGTTTTTATGTAATGGAATTCTTTTCAATCATGAAAGTCCGCGACGAGGAGAGAATTTCGTTACTATGAAAGTTGTAAATGGGGTGAAGAAGATTGCGAATGCTATCGCACATAATGCGACTGCGAATGATAACAAAGTAAGTGTAGAATTGCCGGTTCTTCGTCTTGGAAACATAGATTCAAGTCGTGATTGGGGACACGCGCGTGATTATACAAGAGGGATGTGGCTTATGCTACAACAGGATACACCGGATGATTATGTGTTGGCAACTGGAAAAACATATACTGTTCGTGATTTTGTGGAGAGATGTTTCAAAAAAATCGGTAAAACGATTGTATGGGAAGGTAAGAATGAAGATGAGGTAGGAAAAGACCAAGATACTGGTGCTGTTTTGGTTAAAATAGATAAAAAATATTATCGTCCATGTGAGGTTGATTTTTTGCTGGGCGACCCAAGCAAGGCGGAGCGGGAGTTAGGATGGAAGAGGGAATATGAATTAGACGCATTGATTAATGATATGTTTTCGTATTAGAAATAAAGCGTGGCAAAGGCACGATGTGCCGTTCAAATTCAAAGGTGTAAATCTTCATCAGTATATATATTATATGATTTGTAAATATATAAAATTATTATTATAATAATAACAATATGAACTGTCTAATTACTGGAGGATGTGGATTTATTGGTAGGCATTTTACAAAAAAAATGTGTGATTTGGGATATACCGTAGATGTGGTTGATAATATGTCATCAAAAAGTTCTTTGTATCAAGACAAATGGATTGATAGATTGAAATGTAAATTCAACTTTTTTGAAGAGGAGACATTAGAATATCTTAGAAAAACTAAAAAAAAATATGATATTATCATTCATGCTGGCGCAATTGTTGGAGGTAGAGAGACAATTGAAAATGACCCATTATTAGTATCATCAAACATTACTACTGACAATGAACTTTTTAGATGGATTGAAAAAAACCCTACAAAATATTTGGTCTATTTTAGTTCATCTGCCGCATATCCTATCAAGCTTCAAACACACGAAAGTCACCGAAAACTTTGTTTAGATGATATAGACATTACAAAGAATATTTGTATTCCAGATTTGACTTATGGGTAGTCTAAGCTTACTGGTGAGTTCTTATTAGATATTCTATCTAAACGAGTAAATACGAATATCAGTGTATATAGACCCTTTTCTGGATATGGTGAAGACCAACACGGTAGTTATCCTTTTCCGTCCATCATGAAAAAAGTTTTATCTGGAAAAGAAGAAATTGAAATATGGTCTGACGCAGTTCGTGATTTTGTATATATAGACGACATTGTAGAATACGTATTGCAGACTTGTTTTCATAATAATAAATTAGTTACAAGAAATATAGGTTCATCCATAGCTACATCAATGAGTGAATTGGCAAATATAATATCAAAAATAAAGTTCAATAGAAATGTTACAATAAACATTGTAGATAATATGCCTAAGGGTGTTTATTATCGTGTATCGGATGATAGTATAGATTATAATTTAACATCGTTGGAGGAGGGTATTCGTAAATCCATACCTTATTTTGAATAATGCGTAATATACATTATATGTCGTCCTCACAATAAAAAGTCGGGACAAACTGTGTCGCGATATATATTTCACGGATTAAATTTATAACCGTTTTGTTTTACATATTTCGCAATAGAATCCACACATAAATGCCTACTAATAGTGTGCATCATAGTTCTCTCTGACGATATTTGATTACTTTTCATGACCGAAATGAAATTATTAACAATATTGACTGTGTTTGCGGAAGAATACAAACGGTTACATTCATCTATATGAAATATTGGTTTATTCAATCGTTTATTAACCATATTATGAAATTCTAAAAGAAATATCTTCAAATTATCTCGTGTTTTTACATTTTCTAATTTTGCTCGCTGTAATGTTTCTGTTGCGTGAGAAGCACAATCCGGACATGGAAGGTTAAACGACACTTGCTTTAAATGATATAAAATGTGTTGAACTTCGCTCTCATATTCTGGTTTTAGTTTTTCAGCGAGAGTATGAAAGAGATACCAACATGAATTCCCCCAAATTTGTTTTGACATATTATTTTATTACACTATACTATATAAAGAGTATTTTTTATTATACTAAAATGAATAAATACATTATAGATGGCAATATAGATTTTTATGAAGAATTGTTAAAAGAGGATGATAATATAAATAATGTATGTTATGATAATATAAATAATGTATGTTTATTAACTGGATTACCGCTTATGAAAAACCATATTAGATTATCATGTTCGCAT